CAAGCAAGCCACGCACTCGCTCAAGTGTAGCAGCCAACATACGTAGCCTTTCAATGACCGGCTCTGGTGGTGTGTTGTCAATGCCTTTCCGTGTTGCTGTCTGTGATATGGTAAATTCATTTAAATTAAAATGCTCTGATAGTTGCATTAATCATCCAATTCAGGTCTTTCGTTTATTTGCATTGCCAAGCCTTGTTCGTCTTCAAATATGCATACCTCAGACAAGTCATCTAGGAATATTACTAGCTCACCATCAAAGACACCTACCTCTTCTATGGTCTTGCCTATCATGTGTTCAAAGTAATGTTCTGCGCCACCAAATAAGCTATGTATTGTCATAATTAATCCCGATTAAATCGCCAGAGTCTAGCAGTTCGTGTGTTAGCTCGCTTTCCGCTAAACAGGAATCACATACTGTTTCATCGCCCTGCTCATTAATAATAAATGCTTGCCGACACTTCTCGCACAATGCAATGCGATTAATCATGACTTGTTTCACTTTATTACCCAGCCGTGAGCAGCAGCGTAGGCATACAAAAACATACCTAGAGCCACCGATAATATGCCACGTAATGTCCACTTACCAACCGTAGCAAATTGCTTGTCTAGCCACTCGGAAATAGCCTCTTTGAATGCTGCTTTGTGAATTTCTTTTTGTTCTTCTGGAGTCATACTATTTCCTTATTGATTTTGTGTTGATAATAATCCTGCATATGGTAAATACGGAGTAACTAATGGGTCATATTTTGGTTTTACATAGCGTTGTTGAAACGGTGCAGATTCCATTAAATAACGACTACCTACTCTTGCTGCTGGTAATGCACTTGTAAATGGGACACCAGTTAAGGCATCTACACCTAATCCAACACCAGATGCAAATACATCAGGCAAAGTAAATGCTGTAGGTTGATAAGCAACTGGTTTATTGACACGTGGGAACTCTTTAGCAAACTTACCTGCCAATGCTAATTCACCTGTAACTGGTGCGCCTTTATCAATTGCTTTACCTATTTTACGGTAATCAATTAAGTTTTCACCAATAGTAGCTTTTTCTACTGTATATACTTTTGCTATATTGCGTCTTGCATCGTTTAATGCTCTAAGTAAATCTGGTTGATTAGCTGATTGAGCTAAAGAATCAAGTTGTTTTTCTAATTGAGTAACAAGTTTTTCTGATGTTTGAGCTTGTTTACGCAATTCAGTAGGATTATTTGCCGTACCAGAATTATATGATTTCCATGCTGCACGTGCATCATCTCTAGCCATTTTTAATTCATCAACAATTTGTGCGCCATTTTTCATAACAGGCATGGTTGATACTTTGCCAGTAGCTAATGATTTAGTTGATGTAGTGCCAATTTGACCTGCTGGAAGTTGTGATGCTAATCTGTATGGCTCACCATAAGTATCTCGTAATGCAGAGAATGTATCATCATTCAACGGAGCTGATTCAGGCAAACCAAGGTATTTTCTAGTTAAGTTATTAGCAACACTTTGATTTTTAGATGAAGCTAATTCTTCAGACTTAAATTTGCCAGACAATGTTTCAAGAGTTTTTGCGCCTTTACCAGCACCAACATCACTAGGTAAAGCTATATAACCTGCTTTTTGTGCAGTATTTAATAGTTTATCTTTGTTTATGTTTTGTAATTGTTGAGTTGACAAGCCAATTGGTTTTGGAGAAACTAAAGCACCACCAGCAAACCCACCACCTAAACCAGCAAGAGTTTGTGCAATTTCACCACCACCAGCTTCTCTAGTTAAGCCAGCACCAGCACCACCGCCAACAGCACCAGCAAGTTGTGTAGGCGCATTAGATGTTAAAGATGTAGCAACGTTTCTACCAATTGCTGATGAAGGAGATAACCCACCAGCTAATTTCATTACACCACCTGTACCAGCAATAGCACGACTTATATCACCAACAACTCGCTCAGTACCAGTTTCTGGTTGCGGTAAACCTAACATATCAGCAATAGAACCGCCTAATGATACAGGCTGTAATTGTCTATTTTGTGGCATTGCCAAATTAATAGCACCACGAATAGGAGCTGAAGCCAAGTCTGCTATTGAGCCTAATCCTTCTAAACCATAACGACCTGTTAACCCTGCTTGACGCATTAACTCTTCAGACATAGGTCTTTGTGGAGCTAGTCTTTTTGCTGTAACTGATACAGTAGGAGTAACACCTAAATAATCGTCAGGGTTAAAATCATTAGACTGTAAATATTCATCAGGATTAAAATCATCTGCCATTATTTAACTCCTAATTTTTGTTTAATAGCACTTGCTCTAGGGTCATTAGGATTTTGTTTTGCCCAATCTAATGCTTGTTGGTCTTTAACTGTAAACTTTGCATTTTGTTGAGTAGATGGTTTAGCTGATTTTAATACATCTTGCTCAGCTTGTTTACGCATACGAGCTTTTTGCTCAATAACTTTAGCGTCAGTTTCACCAATTTTAGGGAAATAAGTATCAATGTTACGTTTAACTTCACCTTCCGTTGCTGCTGCACCTGTTTTATAGCGTAAATATGCTTCAGACCATTGTGCTTGAGATTGTTGCGCCCTTTGTGCTAATGGGTCAGCAAATAATCGTAATGGAGTACCCGCTAATTCAACTTGTGCTTGTGACGTTGTTGCGCTAGGAGTAAATCCTTCTTTTTGTAGTTGTTCAAATTCTTGACTAGCAGATTGCATTTGACTACCAAATGCTGATGCTTTAGCTTGTGATTCTGTAGGCGCTTTTTCTTCACGTAATGGAGCAACACCTTGAACTATTTGTGGTGCGCCACCAGTTTTAGATGGTTGAAAGAATACAGGATTCCCATTTGCATCAACACCTGCTTGCGGTGCGCCATAATTTACTTGAATAGCTGGAGCAAAATTTGTTTCTTTATTAATTGCAGCATCTACACTTTTAATTCTTGGGTCATTTGGGTTTGCTTTAAACAAAGTATCTCTGTATGTTTGCAATTTTTCTAAATTAGTAGAAGGATTTTCTTTTGTTTCAGTACCGCTAATTAAAGATACACCAGATTCAGTCATTTGGTATCTTTGACCTTTATCAGTAGGCAAACCATATGCAGTAGTTTGTTCTGGAGTAAGTATATTAAATGATTTTTGTGGCTTAAATTTAGCAGCTACATATTGCTCAGGTGCAAGTTCCGCAGCCAATCGCTCATTTGGGTCAGTAATACCAGCAAGCATATCTTGCAATTTAGTTTGTTGAGATTGTTTACGTTGCATCTCACCAATTCTTTGTTGAGCCAAGTAGTCTTGAGTAGCGTTATCGTAGACACCTTGAGCGCCTTGCATACCAGCCTGTAGTGATTGACCAATGATGCGACCAAGTCCTAAGTTTTGATTCTTAGGTGCTGCTAGGTAGCCTAGCACAGCGTTAGCTATACCAGTAGTAGCTGCACGACCTTTTAACTTGTCTACAGCCTCTTGACCGAGCAGACCGCCCAAGTATTCTGGTGGTGTTGAACCAAAGCCACTTAAATAATCTAATAATCCGTTTGCCATATATTATCCTAACAAGCTAAAGTTTATTTCTCTACGTTTTGGCAATGTGTAGCCAGTTTGACGTAGTGCATCGTATATAGCGCCAGTTGGAGCTTGACCTACCTCAATACGACCTGCCGGAGCTGCTTGCATTTGCTGTGGTTGATACATACTAGCTACCTGTGCTGCACCTTGTAAGTTATCAACCGTGCCATATTTGCTAGCTAAATCAGACAAACTAGTACCCATGCTACCAACATTACCGGCTGCCAATTGAGTTCCTACGCTTTGTGGTAAAGAAATACCGCCACCAGCAAGTGACATAGGAGCGTTAGATACTTGCATTGCCTGTGGAATAAAGTCTAAAGAACCGGCTGTAGATGGAGCTAATTGAATGCCTTGACCTAATGGATTAAGTAGCCCACCTTCTAGTCCAGTAATACCAGCACCGCCTAATCCAGCCTCACCAGCAGCACCAACTGCACCGGTAGCACCTTGGCTCATTAGTCCACCAATACCACCAGTAGCACCACCTAAAGCACCACCTAATGCAGCGCCTTTAAGAATGCCACCAATACCTTTGCCTTGGAGTAATTTTGTACCGCCACCTACGGCAGCACCTATCATCATTGGAATAGCTAATTGTCCCATACTAAGCTCCCTTCACTTTGCCAACAACGTAGCAGATAGGTTCAATTACTGCACGGTAGATACGACCTAGTGGGTCACGCTTCTTACCACGCATCTCTTTCCACAAGTCAGCAGTACGATGACGTGCAATATGCTCTGCAACACGTCTTACAGCGTTCCTAAGCGCATTTGGTGTACCGTTGAAGGCATAGGCTACGACAGGCAAGAATAACGTGTGATAGCCCTTCTCAATCGTCTTAGCATTTGGCATGGTAGCAGAATGTTGTAACCATACAGCCTGACGGAATGAACCGAAGCCATAAGCCTCATTCATTGCGGTACATACTATTTTACCACCACTTGATGTGCTTGTAGTAGTAGAACCTTGAGGTGTACCAGATAAGTATTGAGCGTACTGGTTAAGTTTAGCAGTAGGCAAGTTCTCGTTGTAGTTAAAGCGGTTGATGTCTGCCTGTAGTGCTGTGTTGGCATAGTCTTCTTGAGCTTGACCAGTTTTAAGCAATTGGTTGATGTCTGTGTAGTCAGCGTTAGCTAATGTTGGAGCTAAACCTGATGCAGCCTCTTGTCTTGCACGTTCTGCGTTATAGTTTTGGTAAGCTAGGTCACCGTACTTGTTAGCTAGTGTGTTGGACAATGTATTAGCAGCACGGTTTTGTAAATCAGCACTTACACCAGAGCCATAGCGACCAGCCATTGATGCGCCACCTTGGGCAGCTTTAATTGCATCCATATAGGTTTGTGTTGCGCCCTGTGATGCACCGGCAAGAGCTTGGTTAAAGTATGGATTGCTGTTTAGGTACTGACCGCTAATCACATCTTGTTGTTGTTGCTGTGCTGCCGGTAGTAATGGGTTACCTGCCAAGGCACGGTTACCTGCTGCCGTTAAAGCAGACATTGTATTAGCAGATGGGTCTACATAAGTCTGACCAGCGTAGTATTGTGGACTAGCGCCTTGGTATAGTTTCTTAGCTTCTCCTAAACCGTAGCTCACATAAGGCTTAAGTATTGGGTCTATGCCGGTTTGTGATGTCTGTGATTGACCACCACCGCCACCACCCTCTAAAGTCATGCGTTTACCTACTGGTTTGAATGCTAACTCTGGCAACATATCTAAGTGATTGTATTTCATGTAATGCTCCTAAATGCTTAATTCCCAATTTCTTGGTCTGAATCCTAATTGTTTTGCTCTGGTTTCCCATCCACTTCACATAGAAGAAAACGTCACTTTTTTGCAGTTGCCTTGTTTAGCAATGCTCTTGGCAAACTCAAGTCCGAAGGATAAATCATCAGGGTTGCTTGAATCTAACCATGCTGCCCAAATGTGCATCTCTACACCGTTAGGCTGTAATACAATAAAACCTTTCTTTTCCGGTAGTACCCATAACATTGAGCGCTGCTCGTAGCAGTCGCAATATATATCCTCTGCTAGCCATTCTGAATGACCTTTAGCACGAACCTTCTCAAGACCCATACGAACCCACCACCAGCAATGGCGAAGTTCATTAGGCTGTACATATGAAAAGTCCATTATGCCACCACCAAATATTTGTATGTCTTATCTGCTGTATCATTAGCAAAATGTGAAATAGTCGCTTGACCTTTACTCACCGCACTAATATAAATGTTATCTGAGCTTAATGGTGCAATATAGTTTACTGTAACAATGGCAGATGGAATGGCTGGTCTAGGTATGCCAGTATCGGCAGCATAAAACTCTAAGCCTATTAATGTACTAGATGTTGTACCGGCAATTTCAATATAATCGCCAGCCTCCATTGCTGTAAATATATTAACTGTACCTACAATATGACCCCAATCTGATGCACTTTTTCGTGCTGGTATGTCAAATCTGCTTGCACTTCTTACCAAATCCGTACCGTTTTGTCTAAACCATATATCAGCATACTGTGCTACGTTATCTTTATTTACTAGCTGTAAAGAGAATTGCACATTGTATGTACCCTTATTTCGCACATACATTCTAGACCCGCTTGCAAGATATACACCACTACTTGTTTCTGTGGTATCTAATACAACAACAGCAGTAGAGCCTACGCTTGGTGCTGTTTGGTCTGTATTGTTGCTGAATGAGCCATAAGGTGCTGCATCTGATTCTGCGTTATCTGAGCTTGGTGACAACAATATAATAGAGTCGTAACCAATACGCTCATCGTAAAGCGTAGTAGTAGTAGCCCACCCAGTAGCCAATGTAATTGTACCAGTATTGTTGGACTTACCTTCAACAAGGTTGTTCACTACCTCGGATATTTCACGAGGCAATGCACCTGATGGGTTAAGTTTACGATACATTATCTAGTACCCTGAGGAGTTATATCAATGTCAATACCAATGGCATTAGACCAACGGTCACCAGTAGGATGTACTGATAGGCGATGGTACTTACCGCTACTACGTAATGATACACGATTTTCACTATCTGCTGCTACATAAGAACCTAGCTGTGGTACTGCACTCAAAAGCATCCTAGAAGCTATTGCTACGCTCCCAGAGCCATTATCTACTACTGGTCGTGCTAATGTAACCACGGAAGTAGCTTCGCTCCCTATGTCACCTGTTGTTAATGTTGCTGTAGAGTTAGCACCGGTAAAGGTTACTATTCTATCATCCCTAGCACCGGCAAATAAGAACTTACCGCCTGTCCACAATGCGTCATCTAGTGATGTAGTTAATGTGTCCATATTACCGTATATATCTAAGCCTTCTAGAGTCATACCTGCTGAGGCAGAGCCGGCAACATAATCAACATCGGTTGTGCAAGATGACCACTTCTGTACTTGCCAGTTATATATCAGCAATGTGTTTTGAGCAAAGTTATCAATAAACTTCCAGACCACAATCTTACGAATAGGGTCAATGGTTGATGACATTAAATTAAGTTGTGAGATGTTGGCATTAGCATAGAACCATGAATCTACTTTTTGCGTACCAATTGGAGTTACTTTAGAGCCATCGCATGAATAGAAGCCATCCTCACCTAAGAAGTAGCTCATGCCACCGTACTGTACGACAGAATTACCTTCAACACAGCCAACACCACGACTAATAGTATCAAATTGGAAGAATAAAGGTGAGCCAATGTAAGACATACGTACGATAGCACGGTCTAGGAATATAAGACCAATCTCGCCACCAGTAATGCCATGAATGTTGCCACCGTCTGCAATTATTTGGAAATCAGACTGAGATGCTGCTCCAGAAGTCCAGTTTGATGCGTCATTGATGTTTGACCATTGCACCTTGTTGGCATTAGTACCGCTATCTAAACTTGCAGCAACAACAAAGTCACGAACAACAGTCACATACTCTGCTACTGGTGCGCTTGCATCTAAGTCAGCAAATACTGTGCTTGAGCCTAATGTATAGCCTTGTAATTTATTGACATTGTTTGCAGCGATAATGGTATCGCCAAATTGTGCAAAGTTCCATTTACTTACATTGCTATAGTTGCCTGTTTTAGATACGTTATCCATGCTCAAGTCAGCACTATCTAACTTAAATAGCTTAGTAGCACCACCGGCAAATACGTTTGTTGTAGAACTAAACTTACCGGCAAAGACGTTATTAAGTGACTCACTTGCAGCAGCAGAATAGTTTACAGCTAATGGGAATGGATTATAACCAAGAGCGGTAGCTACAACATTCTGTGCGACAGATAAGTTTTCAGCAACACCAGCTAAGTCAGGTGTCCATTCTGTAAATGCTATGCGTTGAGTAGCCATTAGCGTAACTCGTACCAATATAAGGTATTGCCTGACTTTTCAGCCCTATAAACTGACCCTGCTGGAACAATTGCAGTTAAAGTATAATATACTGGACCTGATGTATTACCCGTTCTTCCAATAAGTAATCCATCTACATATAATTCAAGAGTGCCATCATCTCTTTCTAATCTAACAGATATAAAAATAGGTCTTCCTGTGCTATTGGTATAATCCGTTCCTGATACCCTACTTGCAGATAAATCTTGCCAAGATTGACCTACACCTATGGCATTTGCAGCACTCGTAGCTGTAGCAGCATTACCTGTACAAGAGCCAGAAGAGCCAGTTACGTTACCTGTCACATTGCCGGTCACATTACCAGTAACATTACCTGTAACATTGCCTGTAAAGCCACCTGATGCAGATGCAGTAGTAAAGACACCGGTTGATGGTGTAGTAGCACCCACAGAGCCATTATGTGCGCCAGTAGAGTTACCTGTTAGGTTTCCTGTAACATTGCCGGTGACGTTACCTGTAACATTACCAGCTACACCAGCAGTAGCAGTAATAGCACCAGTAGCGGTAGTCGTGCCAGTAACAGTTAAGTTACCACCTACAGTAAAGTTATCACCGTCAGTACCGGCTTGTTGGTCTTTAAGTTGAGCCATCAATTCACGGATAGCGTTATTAATTCCAGATGGCGCACAACCCTCGGCAATATCTATGCCTGCGATGTCGGTATTGTTTGCTGGAGTTGATGAAAACTCACTTATCTTATTCTTAGCCATTATGGTTTCCTTTTATTCGGCTACTACTTGAGATGCTTGGTATGCCGCTACAACTTCAGGTGTCCATGCTGCGTTAGCAATAGCCACTACGTTAGCAGGTACGCCTGTTAAGTCTGACGCTGGTGCTAGTGAACTACGGTGATAGGTTTGTGCAATCTGCTCACCATCTTTAATAATACGAGTAGCCTCACGGTATTGAACTGTACCATTCTCTACTACTGTAATTTGGTCTATTACTTTTTCTTCTGATAATGCCATTGTGTTTCTCCTTTGTTGTGTCTGACTACACTAATATGGTGTAGTTAAGCTACACGATATGTACATCCAAAATCTATTCTTGTCCCATTTCCAAATACTGTTGAACTTATATCCATAGTTCCATCTAAAGCTGATTGCATAGCTATTTTTACACTTGTCGAACCAACATCAGGAGAAGCAGAAACAAAATACGCATTTGTAGCTAACCCTGCAAAATAAAATACTGAACCACTTTGAAACCCCGTTCCTGCTGCTGAGGTAAAAGGAAGTCCAGAAATTGTATTTATCGAGCCTGTTCCTAATACATTAACAGTAATTGATGCTGAAACCGTAACAAGGTTTCCGACTTTTGTATAGATTCCAGTTTGAGTTGTATAAGTAGCAATACCCCCTAAAGAGGGAGTCCAAGTACCTTCCTCATAATCATCTAGCGTATTAGCATTAGCAGAAGCCACTTGAGTAGCAGGGAATGTTATACCATCTGCTGTTTGAAGTTTAGCACCACCTGATGTAGCACTTGTAGTACCAACCAACAAATGCCCACTAGATTTAATACGCATTACTTCTGTTAGTGCTATATCTGCAGTTCCGCTACGAGTACCAAATACTATGTCACCTTGAGTTGAACCTGTATTACTTGTTGTTACATACCCTATTGCGGCAGGTGCATTTGTTTGTGCAGGGTTATATCCTAAAACTATTTGATTATATGTTCCTATTGAACCGTTTCCCCCCATTACTTGTAATGCACTACCTGAAATTAAGCCAAATGTTGTAGTATTACGCAGTATATTTAAACTACCATTAGCATCTAACCGCATACGTTCTGTTGATGATGTTTGCCATGTATGAGCATTGCCGTCTAATGTATTATATATTGCTATACCAGATGCGCCATCTGTCATATTAATTGCTAATCTATAACCACCACCTGACCACCAATAGCTTATAGGTGAAGCCCCAGAAGCAGAATAAACTCTTGATGCACCAGCTACATCTAATCTATAGCTAGGAGTTATACCCACACCTAAGTTACCACTACTATCTACACGAACTCGCTCCACACCATTAGTAGCAACAGCCACGGTGTCAGCAGCAGGGAAGAACACACCAGTATTAGGGTCACCAGTTGTACCTAGCGTAGGGAGAGCAGCCGTACCAGCACTCACATCTACCACACCACCAGTTATATTTACAGCATTACTATCTTGAAAGGCAAGTGTACCTAGGTCACCGTTGGTGCTGACCTGATTAGCTTTTGAACCGAGAAGACTAGGCATGGTATACCTCTTTATTATAAGTTACTTGATTAATCATTTTGTTTATTACTCCATGAGATACAACATATTTTCTAGATAACTCTGCTTGTGAATAACCATCAGCATATAGTTTTCTAGCTTCTTGTACTTGTTCTACACTTAATTTAGCAACAGCATATTCTGTATTTTTTTCATGCTCTCTGCGATGAAGTTGATTCTCAGAATTGCTTACCCATTTTAAATTATTAACATCATTGTTGTAACCATTTCCATCTAAATGAGCTACTATATAACCTCTAGTAGGACAATTACCTAAATAAGTTTCTGCAACAACTCTATGAGCATTTAAATAATATTGTTTACCATCATCAGCAACCAATCTATACTGAACATATCTCTTTTTTTGAGGTTTTAATAATGCACCTTTAGGTAATAATACATTATTTAATTTATACATATCTATTGCTCTACGCACTTCACCAGTAGTTGATACTTCATATTTACTAAAGTTAGGTATTACTTTCCATTGATAATCTATATGTTCACGTTTCTCAGGATATAATTCCATCATTAAAGATTTAGCATCAGCAATAGCAAGCCAAAGGTCACCTTTTTGGTCGTGCATACTACATACACGTTGTAGGGCTTCTTTTAACTTTAACTCATTACTCATATAGTGTCACCAGCCCATATTCTGACTGGTTGCGTTGGGTAAATTACATACTCATCTAACTCTACTTCACCCTCGTGTCTAAGATTGACGTGCCATCCATCAAGTGGTGCAAGGATAGGATTATCTTCCTCATCCAATTCTTCTGTAGGCTTGTAGATGATTCCAATGATGTCAATGTTGTCAAAGTTCGCTACGTCATAGCCCTCGTTAGCCTCTATGCCAAACTCCTCGTTAGCTTCCACAACACCTTCTTTACGGTATAGGATAGACTTGGCTTGTGCTTCATCTGTAAATTTTAAGTGATAGTCCATGTTATTCCTTATACTGTAGTTAAACCTTGAAGCTCTGCGTTTGTAAGAGATTTTGGGTAATATGCAATCTTTTTAATAGCACCATTTAATTTAACTGAGGATGTGATTCCCTCACCAATTAATAATGTAGTTAATAATTTAGGAGTTTGTACATTTACATTTGTAACAAATAATGCTCCATTAGCAGTAGAAGAAACGCTACCATTAGTAAAACTAGCTGCTTGTTTTATTGGTTGTGTAGATGTTGCTGACACAGTATTTACAACAAAAGTACCATTTGTTTTAATTAATACCCTTGCTCTATTTAATGAACCATCCCCTCTAAATTCAACAATGTTGTTTCCATCAGCATAAGCAGCTAAATAAGCATTATTAATTCCACTATAATCATTAGCTTCTGAGTAAAAAGTTCCAGCATCTTGCCTATACCAGCTACTAAAGTTAGTGCCAGTTATAGATGCATTATCTGCAGGACGAGTGACTTGAGAAGCCACGGTGGGGATATAGCTAGTGGCAAATGCCCCAGCTTCTAGTTGTGCACCCCAAATAAGTACATCAGACGATGTAGAGCCAGCATAACTAGGAACTGCAGTAGCAGAATTATTGTTGTTATTAAATACTACAAAAGCATTACAGTTTGTGCTTGGTGTTGCAGTAATAGAACACCTATACCATCCATTACCTACAGGTGTAATAGAAGAAGTTGCTCCTCCTCCAGTTGTTCCTAGTGTTCCATTGCTTATATTAAAATTAGCATATCCTTGAACAGAAAAGTTTAAGTATAACTGTATAAAATTTGGAGCAGAACTTAAAATACCTTTTTTTACATAAACACTAAAAGTGGTTGTTATGCCATTAAGTGCTGGAGTAGTTGTAGTACCTACATAATGAACGTTTGTAGTTGCTGTTTCTATTAGTTGGTCTGCTGTAAGAGTTCCATCAGGAGCAACTAATGTATTTGCTGTTATACTAGCATCTCCTTTAGTCCAAAAAGAGTTATTAAATTGGTCAGAGTATGTAAATAGATTAGTCCTCTGCTCCTCAATCAACAACCCTAAACTCTCGCCAGTAGTTGGATTATGGTCAAACCTAGCAACACCGCTTGCTGCTGTTTGAAGGGCTGGGATGTAGTTTGTGATGGCTGCTGTGGTTGTTGGAGTGTAGGCTGATACTGCGCTACGAGATTCAATCTGTGCTCCCCATATATAAATATAATTACCAATAACTACTGTTTGTGAATTATCAGAAGCACATGGAACAATATCAATAAAGTTATTAGCAATAGATGATGCAGTAGTCCCTGTTATTGAACAACGATACCATCCACTACCAACGCTTTGAATACTACCAGTTAATCCTGATTGTTGAGTACCTACAACACCTGTAGAAAGGTTAAACCAAACATAAGGAGAACCTGATACAGCAAGATTTCTAAGGGCTACCCAACTAACATCACCAGCTTTAACAAACCAACTTACTGTAGTTATAGTGCTAACAGTTTGTTTGGAATCTTGACACCGTAAAAAGTTATTAGTAGTAGCTGTTGCTGCAAGTTTTGCCCCTGTAGTAGTACCATCAGGAGCTGTTGTATCATTTATAGTAACAGTAGCATAAAAACCACTATTTGTGTACCAACCATAAGCTATATTTGTAAAATCTTTTGAATTTGCTAACAAATTTTGCTCTGCCATAGCCGTAGTCTTGCCATCATAGAACATAGCCGTACTAGCACGTGTAAACGTGATGCGTGGGTCTAGTTGTTTAGTGTTAGCGAAGTCTAGTAGAAGTGAAGGTCTGACTGAGTGTCTTACTGGCTCAGATGAGAACTCTAGTTTGTCTGTGTTTAGGTTGGTAAAGTTAGCGTCAACTTCCGCAAATGTTAGCGTTGAACCTTTCCCTGCCCTTGTTACAATTGTTGACATAATTTATCCTTGTCTTAACCATGTATTAGATGATGTTGATTTTTCATTCCATATATTTGTGCTTACCACAATATCACTCCAAGTATTAGTACCTACATCAACATCAGTCCAGTTATCACCTACTGAAATGCCATTAGCAGTTACAGTTGAAATTGCTATGATGCTTGGATAATTCTGTGCAATATAGTTAGCGTAAGCATTAACATCAGCAATCGCTGTAATTACACCCAAACCTTCATAAGTCGCAATAGGCAATGCCGTAACATCAGCAGTAGCCTCAATAATCTCTTGTATCGTTCTAATGCGTACTGCATCTGCGTTTACAAGTGGTTGGTTATCGTAAGCGTAACCATCAACCCAATAGCCAGAAGTAACATAATCAGCAGTTGGATTAATGTCAGCAATACCAAACTGCACCCTAGAAGCAAAAGCATTAACTAATGATGGGCTTACAATATTGGCACTACCAAATGCACTAACAATTGCATTTGTAACTAATGTACTTACCGCATCAATATTTGCAACAGCAAATGCTGAAACAAGTGGGTCTACAACTACAACACTTAATGCATCAATAACAGCATTGCCAAGCCTATACCTTACAGGAGTAACAATTACACTACTTGATGCATCAATATTACCGCCAGAAAATGTGTATCTGACAGGGTTAACTTCAAAAATACTTGTAGCTTCAATACTACTGTTAGCAAACGTAAATCTATTAGGGTTAACAAGAAATTCACTTGTTGATGTTACAGTTGCTTGTGCAGTTAAATAATAACCTGCTAAAGCTCTTACTGATGGCAACCCTTCTGATGAATAACCATTAGCCCAATATCCTGACAGAACATAATCAGAAATTGGATTAATATCACCAGAGCCATAAAGTATCGCCATATATTAAGCTAATGATACTGTTAAATTCCCTGTTGAAATCTGGAATATATCGCCAGATGTAATGGTCTTGCTTACAGTCAATGGTGTAAAGTAAAGCAAGTTACCACCAGTTGCTGCATCGTACACACCGATGTCAGTAATCGTTCCCCAGCTACCTGTTGCCGTTGGGAATACCACGTTAGCACTATTTGCTGTAGCACCGCTTGATGGCGCTGATAGCGTTACAGCCTGACGTGCATAAGAACCGCCAGAAACCTCTGTAATAGAGCCACCAGCAGTAATGGTTGTTGTTGATAGTGCTACGTATACAGCAGCAGGTGATGAGTATGCTGTGTTGCGTAATGTTGCATTAATTATTGCGTTTTGTAGGTATGTTGAATATTCTGAAGCCATAATATTTCCTTTATCTTGTTGCTATTGAGATTGAAATTGGTGACCCAGCATACTCACCTTGGTCATCTGATACTGTTAAAGCACTTACACCACGGTCATACAATGAAGCCCAAGTCTGTAGCCTTGCATCGTTCATTAAGTATGGCTCTGCCTCACCCAAAGCACCGTACAATAGCAAGTCTGGACATATAGCCATAAAAGCATTAGATGGTACTGTGTTGCTCATGAAAACTGGTGCAGCGTAATACAACATATTTAGCGTGTAGTTGCTGTCTGGTATTGGTGATAGCTGAAATTCTTGTGCTAGTACCGTGTATTGACTTGGCAATCCAGTATCGGTAGTGCGAGTGTTACGGAATAAATTGCTAGGTGACTGGTATTCTAGTGTGGCTGCTGGGTTTGTCGCTACGTGCAAATCACGCATCTGCAAGAAGTCTGATGGCAGTTCTACTGTAGAATCACCGGCTACTACTGTGGTCGTTACTACCTTTAGCATTTGACGTAGACGCAACTCTCTGCGTAGTCGTGTTTCAGCAAGCCTAATGAAGTCAGGTATCATTGCCGTTAAATCGCTACGAGCTAGGTAACTGGCAATCGTAGTCTGTAGGTCTGCGTAGTTGGTGAAAGCCATTATATCGTACCTGCCCTTGTTCTAAATGCCCTGTTATCTGGGTTGTTTAGCCATGCGTTAAATCGTTTCTTGTCTATTACAGCAAAGCCTCTAGTAATGCCTTGCTTTTCTAAATCTGCGAACACAGTAAGCGGTATTGATGCGACCTTGTTGCCAAATGCATCCTCACTCCATCTCTTACGTTCGTCTTGTGCAGCGTACTCACGCTTGTTCATTTCTAGGATGCCGGTAATGTCTTGGCTTTTAAGTATTACTAGCTCGTCACCGTTGTCTATAAATGATGTATCGGTAATTCCGTTTGATATTGTATGGCTCATATAACCCCATAATGGGGGAGAGTTTCCCCTCCCCACATATCTAGCTAACTATTAAGTTAAGTCAGAGATGATACCGTGAGCTGCTTGGTTGCGAACTTCCAAGGTGTACTCAACTAGCAACTGAGTTACATCAGCGTCACCAGTTTTAGCAAGCTCATTAGTTTGGAATGGGCGCAAGTAAGCTACTGCTGCCATCTCAGGGTCTAGTAAGAATGCTGTGTCATCATTGTCAGCGTTAGGAATGAAACGGTTAGGCACGATAGAGATAGTACCAAAGTCTGAAACAAACACGTCAGCAGCAGCAATGATAGATGCTTGAACATTGCTAGGTACATCTTTGTAGCGAGTAGCGATACCAGCGAATGTAGATGCAACTACTTTTTGAGCAGGTGTTACCATCAAGATTGTTGGTGAACCACCGTTAGTGTAAGTAGATTGAATTACTGTGTTTAAGATAGTTTGAGTAAAGGCACGGTCTGTACCAGTTACACGGGCAGTAGTACCTAAAGAACCGGCAGTACCTGTACCAGAGTAGTTTGAGTTCAACCATGCTTGTAGACCACCCAAAGTACGGGCAGTTGAAGCGTTACCGGCAGCAGCAACTTGATTGCTTAAAAGAATAGCTTCCATGTCACGTTTTAATTCTGAAGAAGCCTTAGCCAATTGGTATGCTTTCTCAGATTTACGACCAGCCTTGTTGATTGTTTCCAAAGTACCAGAAATCTTGATGGTTTTTTGTGAGATTTGAGTACGGTTACCTACACGAACAGATGGTGTTAATGTTGCATCTGAAGCAGTAGCGCCCTCAACAACAGCGTTAGATACGTTAACTGCATCCAAGCTGTCTGTTTGCCATTCATGTAAAACGGCAGTAGCTTTGGTTTTACCAACAGATGTCATGAATGGAGTATCTGTAGGTGAGATGTTGTAGATTACATCGGTTAAATCTTCACGATTACCGATAGATTGATAGGATTGATATGTTGCCATGATAGTTCCTTAAATAAAGTTTTCAAAAGCAGAGGCTGCGTCACGCACCTTGCCTGATTTTTGTAATTGAGCCATAGCCTTCTTATGCTGGTCAGTATTTACTGCTGTGTTACTGTTACCAGACTTAATAGTCTTAGGCGGTTCACTAACCCTCTTGTTTAATTGAGGCTTAGACTGTTGTAATTTATCGTACTGCATTGCCTTATACAATGCCATAACGTGCCGAGCATCTCGTACTGCTGACAGCTCTTGGTCTGAGAAACCTAAGTTCTTTGCGAACGAGCGCAAGTCTGACCTTAGTTTTTCGCCCTTAACTGGGTCGCTATATTCCGGTAGCGTTTCAGATAACACAGAAGCCTGTTGAGATAGGTATTGTTGCATTCCTTGCTGTTGCTCCGCTTGTTGCAGTTCTGCAATGCGTTGTCTTTCAGCTTGTATTGCGTATAACTTCTCTTTGTTCTGCGACATCTCTGCCACTCGTACAGCATAACCAATAGGGTCTGACTCTTTTAGGGACTCTAAGTCTTCCTGTGGTTGTTGTGAGCTAAGTAACTGCTCCATTGCTTGCAACCGTTCTGCATAGGCATCACGCATATACTTGGCTTCTTCAATAGCTCGTTGTTCAGCCTCTACTGCTTTGCGTTGCTCTGCTACTTGTTGCGTCTTTTTGGTATAGTCAGCACCTTGTTGGGCTAGTGATTTTAGTTCAGTTAAGGTTAGTTCTTTATCCTCGCCACCGACTTTAACATTAAACCGTTGTTCGTCTTGGTCTGATACAGACTCCTCTGAGCCATCGTCATATTGCTCTTCTTGTTGCTCTACACCTTGCTCATTCTCTTGTTCTGGTTGTGATTCCGCTTGCCCTTCTTCGGGTGCATCGTCACCGCCCATTAAACCGTAGAATGCGCTTTGTGCTTCATTGATAGTGCCAGTACTTTGTGTGTCACTCCCTTGCGGGTTGGTGTCGGTAGTCATTTAAATCTCCAAATGCTAGTGCGCCTAGCCACGTTTTATAGATACTATAAAATCTTCCAGCGTTTTGCATTAATCTTGCGGTCATCTGCCATAGCTACAATATGAGCCATGACTTCACGGATAGCGGTCAGCTTTGTGTAAGCCTCTTGTCGCTCGTCATAATCGTAAACAGGTGAGTTAGCCCACCGTAACATCTGTAAGTCTTCCATCTCTTTAAATACATCCAAGAACTGTTGGTCTTGGAGCATATTGTTCGCCCACTCTGAATTGGTCATAGGAATCTGCCAGCACCACTTGATGCTGACTGTGCTGCACCACCTAATAAGTTACCGGCTTGGTAATCGCCTTGCATACCTTGAGCGCCTTGCATTAGCTCTGGGTACAATGCAGCAATGTCAATGTAATTATGTTTAGGTGTAACTTGTGTTGGTGTACTGTTTGCGCCATTGACATAGATTCTTTGCGGTGTTGCTCTTTGACCAGTTCTCATCATCTGACCTAATAGTTTTATCCCATTCGCAGGGTCATTAGGATTCATGCCTTCATAGCCCATGTAATACTGCTGACCGGTATCAAAGTCATAATACAGTTGACCAGCTTTATTACCGCTTTGTCTTGGATTGAATCCACCATTATTATAATCGTATTGCATACCCATAATCTATTCCTTTACACCATACCTAGTAGTTTAATCAAAGCTATCTACCATATCTTGAGGCTCACCCTTTATACCACCTTTTACCATTTCGTTCAAGCTAGTAATGGCTGACATAATTGCGTTAAGCTGCTCTGTCTGTAGTTTGCCGTCTGATGCCTGTGTCTTAATCTCAAGCTCCATCTGTTTCAATTGCAACTCGGCTTCCTTGATACGGTAGTCACCTTCTAGTTGCATTTGTTTCTGTTGCATCTCTAGTTCTTTACGAGCGTTATCTACCTGTAATTGCTCACGGTCTAGTTGCAACTTAGCCTGTGCTGTTTGTGCTGATAGTTGAGCCTTCTGTTCTTCTACCTTAGCGTACAATTGCGCTGCCTCAGACGTAGGGTCAGCCGGTGGTTGACTTGCCTGTTGCAATATTTGCTGTTCTGTTTCAGGTGTAATCTCGTTAATGAATGATGTCGTGTCCTTGAAGCCAGCCATCTCAATCATGCGACCTAGTGTGCTGCGGTATTGCGTTACAGTCACCAATGGGTTATTAGCACCGTACTTGCCGATGATTTCTTCCTGTTTAGCCATAATCATTTGCAGCATAGCAATCTGTTCTTGGCGGTTACCGTTACCCAAGCCTACGTTGATTGATACATCGTACAAGTCAGACCATTCACGTGGGTCATAAGATACCCATTTGCCACGCATACGAATTGTCTTAGGTTGGTTTTGGTATTTGCATAGTAAGTGAAGGATGCCACGGAATAGTGACTTCACACCTGTTTCAGCAAAGATACGAGCCATTAGCTCTAGCTTACCTGCTGACTGTTGCATCATGGCTGCCACGGCTGTTGCAGTAGTGTTCTGTAAGACGTTAGCATCAAGACCTTGCTGTATGTCACTAACACCGGTACGTTTAGCCTGTATGCCGTCTAGGTACTCCATCATTGGGAAGGACTGACCTGCTGTGTTCTGTACGTTTAACTGTGTGACTGCTGCATTGTTTTTAACACGAACAACACCACCGGCAGTAGACGTTAGCAAGTCATCTAGGTTTACTTGACCCTCTACGGCAGTTACACGTGCGTTGTTTGTTAGGTATAGGTTGTCTAGCATCTGTCGCAGAATAGTAGACTTGGTTAGTTGCAAGTCCATAGTCCTGTCTGCTAGTGACTGACCAAAGAATTTGTGCGGAATAGGGATTGGGCATACAGAGTGGAATGGTACGTAGTCGCACTCTTCATTAGATAGGATTTCTTCGCCACCAATGATAACCCTGCGTAGTTCTAATAGACCGTTGGAGTCTGTGTCTACCTTGATGTAGCACTCAAATATCTCTACCTCTTCCATAGACATATCAGATGACTGTGCGTAGTCTGGCTGCTCATCACGACCAAAACGAGCTAGGCGCTCTGGTGAATACTCTAGGCGGTCACCTGCCGGTATTCTTTCAACTACATTCTTATCGTAGCCCATTGCAATCAAGTCACCTCTAGCAATCATCCTACGGTGAGCTGTGAATGGTGAGTCCTCAATGGTCTTAGCACGTTTGCTAATTAGAAACTCTTCAGGTGGTACGTTCTCAATGGCAATACGACTCTCATCGTTGATGCGCTGTATGGTCACGCTGTGATTGTTGTAAGGAAAGCCATCCATTCCAATAACTACATCAGTCACTTGCTTGGTGATTTCCCACTCACCGGTCTGCATAATCATAGCAAGCTCGTCATCAGACAAGCCCTTGTACTTCTCTTTAATGGTGTCTTTCTTTTCTTCCCAGTAGGCTTTAACTACACCAACCTTCTGTAGTAGCGCATCTTTGAACCAGTTATGCAAGATTAGGAAGCCATCATTGTCTTTATAGAACACCCAGTTTGCCATGTCACTAGCTTGGTCAGCTAATGGTTCTTCACCGTCTTTAGTTGGCTCAAAGCGTACTGCGTCTTCGCATGATGTAAACACACGGATTAGTTGAGGCAATGCACCGTCTACGGCTTC